ATGAATGGTCAAATGCTTATAAAGCAGCGGTTGAACTGACAAAATAAAAAAGCCCTGCATGGCACGCAGAGCAAGTAGGAAATTCGCCAAAACTTCTACTTAAATTATACCACGAATGCCTAAAAATTTGAAATGGAGAATTGAAATGGACTTACAACTTATACCAGTAGATGGAGATGGACAAAGGGTTGACTTGAATCCATCAGCTATAAAAGATATGGACAATGTCACACTTACAGAATTCTTAGCTCAGGCAAAGATTATAGCTGACCTTTATAAAAAGGGCGAAACTGAGGTTAAAAAACGGCTTGATGAAGGTCAACAATTCAATCGTTTGAGTTATGGTAAAGCAGCACAACAAAAGGTTTTAACCATGACTAATAAACAGAAATATGACTTAGTTAAAGCTCATGGTTGGGATTGTGTAGAGCCAATTACTTTCACTAAACTCAAGAGCAAGTTTGGAGATGGAATAGAGCAAGAACTTGAGCAGTCCATTGTTTATAAAGATAAGAAAGCACCTCTTAAATGGGATGCGTGAGGTTCGATAAATGAAGAATATAACTCAAAAACTTATAAAAGTTCAATCTGAGTTAAAAGCACCCAAAGGACAGAAAAATACTTTTGGTAATTATAACTATCGGAGTGCAGAAGATATTCTTGAAGCTGTAAAACCGCTTTTGTCAGAACAAGGTCTATTGATGACAATCACAGATATTATTGAGCAGATTGGAGAACGTTACTATATTCAAGCTAAAGTTATCCTTACTGACGGTGAGGATACGGTAGAGGTTACTGGATATGCTAGAGAATCACTCAATAAAAAAGGAATGGATGATAGCCAGATAACAGGAACGGCTAGTTCATACGCTCGTAAATACGCCATGAACGGCTTGTTCTTGATTGATGACACAAAGGATAGCGACAGCAACGAAAATCGCACAGAACGCGAAAATAGGGCTAAAAAAGCCGATGTGGAAGCGGAACGAGAAAAGCAAGCCAAAATTGCAAAACTTAACGCTCAATATGAAAGAGCTTTGAAAGCTGCTAATGATAACGAAGCACCTATGGAGCTTTTAACTAAATGGAATAAATTACCAAAAGCTGCAGCTCTTAAAGAAATTGCAGAATGGATTAATGAAAACACGGAGAAAAAATAATGAGTATTATAACTACAGTTGTTCAAGTTAACGATAAAAATACTAGAACAGTCAATACGCAAAAAGGTGAAAAGCAAGTGATTAGTACACCTATTATTAAAGATTCAACAGGTAAGTGGGTATATGCCTCTGCATTTATTCATTTCAAAGTTGAGCCAGGCGATATTCTAACAATAAGTGGTCGAATTGAGCAAAAAGAAGATGGTCAATATTTGAATAATAATTTTTCTTTCCCTACGGTGGAACGCTTGTATAAACCCAAAGGGATAGCTTCAACTTCATACCCAGCTAAAGATATTCCAAATATTGGCGAAGATATGGAAATCAACGATGAAGACCTACCATTCTAACTAAGTTAGTGCTGGAGGGTGGCGTAACGACCGTAAAGTCCATGAGTATTCAGTGCCTGCACATAAACACTCATTGCCAGCTTTTAATTTAAAAAATAAAACTTGAAATAAATATAGAAGAAAGGAGTATTCGTGGCACAAAGAAGAATGTTCAGCAAAGAAGTAACAACGAGTGATTTATTCGTTGATATGCCGTCATCAAGCCAGCTTTTATACTTTCATTTAGGAATGGAAGCTGATGACGAAGGATTTATTGGTAATGCAAAAATGTTAAGCAGAGCATACGGTTCAAATAATGATGATTTGAAACTTTTGGAAGCCAAAGGATTTATTATTGCATTTCCGAGTGGAGTCACAGTTGTTAAAGATTGGAATTTGAACAACAAAATAAGAAAAGATAGACAAAAACCAACGATATATACAGAAGAAAAAACGCTGTTATCTCTTGATAGCAAAGGGTCTTATCTACTTGGCAACCAAGTGTCAACCATTCCGCAACCAAATGACAACCAAATGTCCGCACAGGATAGGATAGGAGAGGTTAGGTTAGGTAAGGATAGTATAGGTAAGGATAGTATAGACGCTTCGCAACCAAATGCCTTTCAAGAAAAAAGTTCAGGAGAAGATATAAACTCACTTCTTTCTGAATATCTTGATTCGTTTATTGAATTCTCTAGTAAAAATATTGCAAAAAGAGCAATGGCACAAGTTGAATTCATGAAACTCTCATCAGAAGAAAAGAAACAAGCAGTAATCGGAGCTAAAAATTACTTTGAATGGTACAAACAAGAAAATCCAGAAGATAAAACTAAAAAATTTAGTATAAATTCCTATGCGTTTTTAGAAAGTGCAACTTTCAAATCATTCCAGCAAAAAGTAAAAGTTAAAAAAGAAACTCTTGGAGGTCTTATCTAATGGCTTTTGATACATGGAGAGATGACGGAGAGTTTGCTATCAAAGCAACTGATGTTTTAAAAAACTATCAAGAAGGTGGGGAACTTGGCGTGTGTGAAGTTCACGGCTGTGAGATTATCGGATCTAAGAAATCTGTGCTTTCTTATCCTAAGAATGAAAAAGGTGAATTGATTGGAGAACCTTACTTATACGATGCAAGAGTTTGTCCGATGTGCCATGCTGAAGGAATAAAGACAGTTGCTACTAAAGCTGTCAATGACTTCTTAGGAGAATTCAAAGCTAAAAAAGGTATTGATTTGACTGAAAATGTCATTGTTAAATATGATTTCGCTGATGAATTAAGTGTTGTATCTTGTGACAACATGGTCAAGTGGATTGTTACCAATGTTGGCAGACAGAAAAAAGTAAAACGATTAAAGGTTAGAAAGTACATACAGATTTCTGAAAATAGATTTTCTAGTGATGAAGCAAGAGAAAAATATTTGAAGATATTACATGATATTGAAGAAGCAGAAATTCTTATTTTCGATTCATTGGCAGATTTCACAGCAAATCAAGCTGAAAAAGCATTGACTCCTTTATTAAGCGCAAGTGATAACTGCTCAATTATCATATTAACAATTCCAGAAAGTGATGAAAGGCTTGAACAATTGCCAGCAAGATTGAAATTTAAACTCAATAATGCTCAAGTAATGAATTTCTCAAGTACAGGACAACAAAGATGAAGTTTGAAGTTTACAATGACCATTTCCAAAATTATAAACGATATCAAATACCTAAAGCACAGCTTGTAATAGCTGACATTCCTTATAACTTAGGGAAAAACGCTTATGCAAGCTCAAATGCTTGGTATATTGACGGTGATAATAAAAATGGCGAAAGCGAAAAAGCAAATACAGAATTTTTTGACACTGATAAAGATTTTAGAATCGCAGAATTTATGCACTTTTGCAATCGGATGTTAATCAAGGAGCCAAAAGAAAAAGGAAAAGCTCCAGCAATGATTATATTCTGTGCCTTTCAACAAATACAAATGGTAATGGATTACGGTGAGAAATACGGATTCAAACACGCTTATCCGCTAGTTTTCATAAAAGACTATAGCGCTCAAGTTCTCAAAGCAAATATGAAAATTGTAGGAGCTACTGAATATGCTGTGGTTTTATACCGTGATAAATTACCAAAATTCAACAATAATGGTGAAATGATTTTCAACTGGATGCCTTGGGGGAGAGATAACAAGACAATCCCCAAAATTCACCCTACGCAAAAGCCACAGTCTGTTTTGAAAAGATTGATTGAAATTTTTACCGATAAAGGGGACACAATCATTGACCCTTGTATGGGGAGTGGGTCAACAATAAGAGCGGCCATAGAACTTGGGCGTAATGCTTATGGATTTGAGATTAAGAAAGATTTTTATAATTTAGCAAAAGAAAAAATGCTCAAAGAATATGAGGTATCGCTCTTTGAAATTTAAGTTTGAATTGGATAAAATGCCAACTACTCAGCAGCAAAAAGGCATTAAAAAAGTGAAAGGGAAACTTCAATTCTATGACCGTAGAGGAACAAACAACTACAGTCTTAAAGCTCAACTCATGAAAAATAACCCGAAAGAGTGCTTTGAAAAAAACGTTCCTTTGAAGCTATCCGTTACTTTTTTCTACGCTATCAAGCAAAAAAAGCGTTGGTGGCAATGGAAAACAAGCAGACCTGACTTAGACAATCTTATGAAGAACTTACAAGATTATATGACTAA